TCAGAAGCAGAACGACTTCCAGATCCAGCAGCTCAAGACTAACGCAGCTCTTAAATTGACCGAGCTGGAGATCAACGCCAAGCGCGATTTAAACAAGGATGTTCAGGACAACAAGGAAGCGGTGAATGGCAAGAAAGCAGGATCAGCTAGTGGAGGAGGCGGCGAAGGGTAGAGAGGCCGCCTACCAATTATCTCTGGTGCAGGAGCACCTAGACAGCAGGAGACAGATTTTATACGCACAGTTCTGCGACCCGTTAATGGTTGATGAGCTGTACGAGTTAAAGGCAGAGGCCGTGGCCCTTACTAACCTAGAGGATTACCTCAAGGAGTTGGTCACCACTGGTCAGTTAGCGGTTACTCAAATAGAAGGAGAAAATCGATGAGTGAATCTAGCCCCGCGTTGGGAGGAGACAACCCAGTCGATCAGGTAGCGGAGATGCTTATGGGCGGACCCGCAGAAGAGCAAGAAGTATCCGACGAGACAGTATTTGAGTCGGAGGAGTCAGAAGTAGAGTTCAGCGAATCAGAGGACGATGGTTACGCGAGTGACGATGTCGAACCCGAAGAAGATGTTGACCAAACTGATGACGACGATGGAATTGTAGCCTTAGCCCAAGAGCTAGGTCTTGACGAAGACAAGCTGACCCTCTCTGAGGACGGCGAGATCATGGTCAAGCTCAAGGTCAATGGGAAGGAGCAATCTGTCGATCTGAAGGAGGCTATCGCCCAGACGCAATATAGCAAGGCCAACGAAGAGAAGGCCCGAGTTATTGCGGAGGAGCGCAAGTCTTTCGAGTCAGAGAGAGCGCAGGTAGCAGAGGCTTTCCAGCAACAACTCCAGCAGGTTCAAGGGCTGGGTGAGATGTTGCAGAACAAGCTCCAGGCTGAGTTCCAGTCTATTGACTGGGAGCGTCTCAGAGTCACGGACCCCGCAGAATGGACCGCAAAGCAGGTTGAGTTCCAGCAACGGAATCAAGAGCTGCATCAGGCGGGTCAGATGCTCGGTCAGCAGATGAAGGCGCAGCAGGAGCAGATTGCACGGCAGGAAGAAAAGCAGCGAGAAGAGATCTTGAGGGTCGAGCGCGCTGCGATGATTGAGTCGATTCCTGAGTGGTCGAATGAGGACAAGATGAAAGGCGATCTTACAGAGATCGTTGAGTACGCCAAGGGAGCAGGCTTCAGTGATGAAGAACTCCAAGACGTTGTCCATAACCGGCATGTGCAGGTACTTCGTAAGGCGATGTTGTTTGACAAAGGTCAGACCGTTGCCGAGAAGAAGGTAAAGAAAGCCCCCAAGGTACAGCGCGCCTCTAATGGTCGTTTTGTCTCTCAACAGAAGAGCAAGACAAGCAAACGAATAGAGCGAGCCAAGAACGCGAAGGGTGCCAACAAAAGGAACGCACAACACGACGCGGTGGCCGCCATTCTTATGGGTGATTAATCATGGCTACAACAAACATTGACGGCTACGACCTGAAAGGGATCGAGACCGGCGGCTTCATCAATGAAGACGTTATGCAAAAAATCTGGGATGTGTCAAAAATCCCGCTTCCCTTTACCGACATGGTCGGCTCCAACCGACACAAGAACAGCTACTTTGAGTGGGTGAAAGATAAGCTCCGTGAGCCTAATGTGGCTAACGCCGAGGTTGACGGCGCTGATGCCACTAACTTCGTGGCAGAGACTGGTGAGCGCGTGGGCAACCACAGCCAGATCTCTGTTGAGTGTATCGCTACGTCGCACCGCGCAGATGCGTCTGACACCATCGGCTATGCCAAGCAGTTGGCCTATGAGCTGACCAAGGGCCAGCAGAACGTCCGTCGTGACGTTGAGGCGATTGCCCTGTACAACCAAGCGTCTGATCCGGGCACCAGCACCGCCCCCGGCAAGACCGGCGGACTGCCTTCGTGGATCGAGACCACGGTAATGAACGGCACGGCTGGTGGCTATAGCCACAGTACTGGCAAGACCGTTGCAGCAACTCCCAGCACTGGCGCGGCTCTGTCGTTCCAAGACGTTAAGGACGCCGTCATGGGCGTGTACAAGCAGGGCGCTGAGTCTACGACTCTGATGTCATCTCCCGAGGTGATCTCTAGCCTGTCTACATACCTCTTTGGTAACGATGCGCGTATCGCCAACCTGCACGCCGATCAGGGCAAGTCTTCTGAGAAGGCGACTGCACTGGGCTCAGTCAACGTCATCGTGACTGACTTCGGCACCCTCAAGCTGGTATCTAACCGACTCCAGCCCAAGGACGCCAATGACACTGACTTTGTGTTCATTCTGGACCCAGAGTACCTGTCACTGTCCTACCTTGAGGGGTATCGCACAGACACGTTGGCCAAGACCGGCCTCTCCGAGAAGCGCGAGATCAGCGTTGACTGGGGTCTGCGTGTTCACTGTGAGGAAGCGCAGGCAATGATCTGCGGCGTTGACGGCACTCTCGCTACCGTTGACTAAGTAGCATCCGGGGGAGGGCTCTCCTCCCCCTTTCTATTCAAAAGGACTTGTTATGACTGATCTGCACATCAATCAGGATGGCGTGGGTATTGAGCAGAAGTACGACGCCGCCGAAGAGAAGATGGTGGTACGGCGGTACATCGCTAACCACGACGAGCTGGCAGAGAAGGCGCAACGAATCCGTAACGATGGTGGCACTAAAACCATCAATGACGCACGGCTTGTAGGGAGCCTGCCTGTGGAGGCGCTGTATGCCGCCGAGCAGGGCTGGACCCACAACGGTGCGTATCAGGGCATCTTGAGCGCGGACGGCGAGACACAGCAGAAGCTTCTCGCAAAGTTCGTGCTGGAGCCCGACATCAAGATTTTTATGTTTAACGACAACTACAGGATCGGTTGATGTTTGGTCAGCTTGTCTTTGCCGAGATCCCGTTTGCCACGATTGGCGACATGCCCTATGTCGAGCGCGGCTGGATCAAGGAGTGCCCAGAAAAGAACCTCTGGAACAAGGTGCCCACCGAGGTATCTGGCTGGCAGGTGATAGACCGATCCAAGTCTGATTGGGACAAACAGCCGAGCAACGATGTCAACACCATTGAGTGTGGCGACTTTAAGCCTACAAACATTCCAAGGAATTAGAGATGGGAAGCAGATCAAACTTAGCGCCACCACAGGGTGCGGCAGCACCGCCACCCTCCAGTCCGATGCCAGCAGCGCCAGCCCAAGCGGGGCCAAGTCCTGCTTCTGCTGGAGCCAGCTTCGAACCTGCCACACTCAACATGCCAATGCATAGCGGTGGTGGTATGCAGGCTACTACTGGCCCTGATGGAAATATCCAAGTTGGCTCTGGAATCCTTCAGCCTCAAATGTTCCCAATGAACGGCGGGGGCACGGGAATTGCGCCTCCTGCTCCGGGTGCTGGTGTAGCTAAGTGCCCGACATGCGGTAAGTAACATGAACTACCTGTCGATTAAAGAAACTTCGCAGGCTTATGTTGATCGCTACGATGAGGAGCTGGTGAAGGTAATGCCAGCGTTTACGCGCATCGTTGAGGGCAAGATCAACACGGCCCTAAAGACCGGCGAGCAGAGCGTTAGGGGCCAGATATGGCTGGAGCGAGATCAGGAGTACTACGGACTTCCCAGTGACTGGGGCGGCTTCCGAGACGTTGAGATCATCCAAGACGGACAAAAAGTGGGCCGCACGCTGACCTACTTATCTCCGGAGGAGATGAACAAGCTTAGTCGCCGTGTTGAGACCCGTAAGCGTCACAACTACTACACGGTGATTGCCAATCAGATACAGGTGGCACCGCCCACCGACAACGAGGTGCTGGAGGTTGTGTACTACCAGAGGCTTCCTGCGCTTGTTGAGGATACTGACAGCAACTGGCTGACCGAGAAGAACCCAGACGCTTATGTGTTTGGCCTGTGCGCCGAGATGGCCGCCTTTGCCAAGGACGAAGCCTCATTCCAAGTTTATGACGCGAGATTTAAGGAAGCTCTGGGCCAGATCACTCAGGACGACCAGATCACTCGATGGTCTGGTCCCGCGCTGATGACTCAGGTTGAGGGAATGGTTGTATGAAGGGTGCCCTAGCCTCCAACTGGGTAGTCGAGACCTTTGAGAACGCTGCTGACGGCTTCAAGCTGCTCGGTAGCTCCAAGGGCTACACCTCCTTTAGCCGCGCCTTCAAGGACGGCGACAAGGTGTTCTATGCGGCCCACACTGACGACGGCCACCGCGAGGCGGGCTGGGCTGTCGTGCAGGGCGGCAAGCTTGTAGACCGCACCCCCACCGCAACGCTTACCCCCCAGAATGTCTACACCGAGGGCTCCCCTTCGCCGCTGGCGTTTCAAGGGCAGGGCACTATTGCGTGTACGTTTAACGCTGTTGCGTTTGACACCATATGGGACCACGTATTCCGTGAGGACAACCCTCACAACGTCACGGCCCCGCAGGTTGATCTGGAGCCCGTTCTAGCGCCCCTTG